ATACTAAGTTAGATAATTTAGTAATGGTATGTAACTGGAGAGAATGCCTAGATTTTTTTGACTATGATGACCCAATATCTATTAAAGAAATTATAAGAATTGAGGGAGAGCATGCGCATACAATAAAAGCTTTTTACATCTTACAAGACGACATGACAATGCAGCTAATTTGGAAAGACGGTGAATTCGTTGTTTGATTACAAAGCAGAACGTGATTCGCTTATTGAAGATGTTGCAAGGTTGAGAAAAGAAAAGGATGAACTTAAAGACAATCTTGATAAAGTGGTTGATTTATTCAATCGACATCTAAGGTATAAGCTAGCAGTTACTAACAATGGGATTTGGTACGTCCATTTGAAACATGAATTACAAAATATTTTAAAGGAGATTGAGAAATGAGTAATCAGTTACAAATCAAATTATTATCGGATAACGCAACAATGCCTACACGGAATCACAGTACAGATGCTGGGTTTGATATTTACGCAGCAGAAACGATTATACTAGAACCACAAGAAAAAGCGTTAATCGCTACGGATATTGCTGTTAACATTCCAAAAGGCTATGTAGGACTACTAACATCAAGAAGTGGTGTAAGTAGCAAGACAGACCTTGTGATTGAAACAGGTAAGATTGATGCAGGGTTTCATGGAAATATGAAGATTAATATTAAGAATGATGAGGAGATTTTAGAAGAATGGGTTTCTTATCATTTTAGTAATGTTGCATCAGATATCGAAGGGAATATTACACTACTAGATTCAGAAGAAGTTATGACTGGTAGCTACAAAATAAACAAAGGCGATAAACTAGCACAATTGGTAATCGTACCTATTTGGACGCCAGAATTAGAAGTAGTGGAAGATTTCGATAGTGAATCGGATAGGGGTGAAAAGGGGTTTGGTTCAAGTGGATATTAATGCTTATATTGTAACTACTATACTAGTGTTTATTGGATACTTTTTGCAGGATGTAAATCATAAGAATAAATATGTTGTGGCCACTTGTGAATTTATTGGTTATATACTTATGGGTTTTGGTGTAATATTAGGAGAAAAACACGGTCAAATGGCAGTGCCTTGCATTATGATATTTGCTATGTTGTTTGCAAGACTTAAATTTTTAGAAAAAGCCTGTCTTAAATTTTTCGATGCGGTAAATGAGATGCAAGTAGACCAACTAAAAATAAAATCACGAATTGATGTAGAGGGGGATGACATTGAAAAATACTTTTTTAACACTAACAGTAATCGTAATAATACTGATGACTTATAGATTGTATTTACGTTTCACTGCCAATGACGAAGTAGATAGTGATGAAGTGTTTAATGAATACGATCATATAGATTTGAACAGGATCAGAGCAGAGGTGAGTGGATGACTAAATACTCTAAAGTTTATTTAAAAAAAGACCATCATAAACGTGGCATAAAACTAGGTGAAGTTAAATCTGGTTCAACTTGGTTAGAAATGCTAGAAGAGATACCACGTTTAAAAAAGTTGACAATCACGCCATATATAAGAATGTGGTATAGGGATGATAGAACGCAATGCATAGATTACGGGGCGCATAATGCCATCATTACAGTGAAGGAGTGAGATGATGTTTAAAGTTGTATTTAAAGAAGATGCTAAAAAGATTATTGTGATACCGCAACATATCGGTGGTATTCCACCAAGCTCAGAAGAAACAGTGGGCTTCTTTAACTATTTAGAGAACCAGTTTGAAGGATATGAAGTTATGACCTTTCCATCCAATTCAGAAGTAATATTTTTAAAATAATTATGGGGGCATTCAATGACCGAGATTAAACCAGGTACTTTCAGATATATTGAAAGTGAGATATATAATTTAGAATCTACTAAACGTGAGATTAAACGATTGCGTTTGGAAATACTTAATCCTAGTAAAGCCATTGATGAGAACATTGTGTATGGACCGCTTCAATCTGGAGAACCTACACGTACTACGGAATTAATGGCGACACGTCTTATGACTAATAAGATGCTACGGAATATGGAAGAGATGGTTCATGCGATAGAGTATGCGTACAGTAAACTTCCTGATGAATACAAGAAGGTTATTTATCTAAAGTATTGGGAACCTAATCGTAGAATGAAGATGGAGCATATTGCTGATGAATGTAATATGCATAGGAACACAGCAGGCAAGATACGGAAGAACTTTGTAAAGGCAGTAGCATATGAAGTCGGGATGAAATAGTGTGTGCATCGATTGTGCATAGAGCATAAAATAAAGTGATATTATGATATTGTGCAAGTAAAGCACACAACGTAGCCCTTGCGCAATTGCACTATATTCACTCCTTTATTGTTAATATGTTAGCGTTGAACTAGAGTTAGGTTTATGCCTAGCTCTCTTTTTTATTTGAAGGGAGTTGAGATAATGACTAATCATAACAACATACGTAAGAATGGTCGCTATCAATATGAACATGATTGGTTCTATCGTTCTAAAGCGTGGGAGCGTATTAGGGAAATTGCTTTAGATAGAGATAATTATCTATGTCAAATGTGCTTAGAACATGGTGAAATAACAGATGCGAAAATCGTACATCACATTGTGTACGTAGATCATGATTTTAGTAAAGCGTTAGAAATAGATAATCTGATGTCTGTTTGCCAAAAATGCCACAATCAAATACATGCAAAAGATACAAATTATAAAAAAGAAAACAGCTTAAAAGTTCGTGTTTTAAAAATGTGAAAGAAGCTCTGAAAAACATGCCCCCCTACAAACGTTGATATAACAACATTTGTCTGGGAGCGGAGTGGGCCATACGGGCGCAATCACGAATTTTTTCTATGAAAGGGGGTCGATGCAATGAAGTTGACTAAGAAACAATTGATTAATTATTTAGATGACTATCAAAAATCTGATGATTTATTAATCAATCTTTATATCGAAACTTACGAATTTTATTGCAGATTACGAGATGAATTAAAAAAATCTGATTTAATGATTGAACATACAAATAAAGCTGGAGCAAGTAATATCGTTAAAAACCCATTAAGTATTGAACTTACTAAGACCGTTCAGACTTTGAATAACTTGTTAAAATCACTTGGACTGACTGCATCTCAACGTGAAAAAGTAATCAAACAGGATGATGGTTTCGGTGACTATTAAAATATTAAACAAACCCTCTCCTAAGTTATTAACAACATGGTACGCAGAACAAGTTGTTCAAGAGAAAATGGTGGCAAGTGAGTATGTTAAGAAAGAATGTGAAAGACACTTGAAATACTTGAAAAGTGATAGTAATTGGGTGTTTGATGAAGAATTAGCACATAGGCCAATTCGATTTATCGAGAAATTTTGTAAACCATCTAAAGGCGACTTTGATAGCTTGATTTTGCAACCCTGGCAACATTTTATTATTGGCAGTTTGTTTGGTTGGGTTCAAAAAGAAACAAGAATCAGGCGTTTCAAAGAAGGTGTAATTTTCATGGGGCGTAAAAATGGTAAAACAACAATGAATTCAGGCGTTTCCAATTACGGAGTATCTCAAGATGGTGAAAATGGAGCAGAAGTTCATTTGTTAGCAAATGTTATGAAACAAGCAAGAATTTTGTTTGATGAGTCTAAAGCAATGATTCAAGCAAGCCCTAAGTTAAATCAGAATTTCAGACCATTACGAGATGAAATACGTTATGATAAAACATTTTCTAAAATTATGCCGCAAGCTTCCGATAGTGAAAAGCTAGATGGACTGAACACACACATGGCCATTTTTGATGAAATTCATGAGTTTAAAGATTATAAGCTTATCAACGTTATTAAAAACTCAAGAGCTGCAAGAAAACAACCATTAATCATTTATATAACGACAGCAGGTACGGTGTTAGACGGACCATTAATCGACATGGTTGAAGCGGGTAGAGATGTTTTAGATGGTGCAATTGAAGATGAACGTACATTTTATTTTCTAGCTTCATTAGATGATTCTGATGATATTAATGATCCTGACAATTGGATCAAAGCTAATCCTAATTTAGGCGTTTCTATCAACCTTGATGAAATGAAGGAAGAATGGAATAAAGCAAAACGTGTACCTGCTGAACGAAGTGACTTCGTTACTAAACGCTTCAATATCTTTGCTAACAATGATGAAATGGGTTTTATTGATTATGATACTTTAAAGAAAAACAATGATGTTATTTCTTTTGATGAGTTAGTTGGTAAACCGTGTACTGTTGGATATGATCTTTCAGAAACGGAAGACTTCACGGCAGCAGTTGCTACATTCGCTTTAGATGACGGTAGAATTGCAGTTTTTTCTCATTCTTGGATACCTAAGAAGAAAGTTGAATTGTCAAACGAGCGTATACCATATAGAGAATGGGAAGAAGATGGGTTTTTAACTATTCAAGATAAATCTTATATCGATTATCAAGATGTATTTGATTGGATAGTAAAAATCAACAAGCATCATCCTGTCGAGAAGATATGTTATGACCGTGCTAATGCTTATAAATTAAATCAAGAATTGAAAAATTATGGTTTTTTAACAGAAGAAACAAGACAAGGTTCACTAACACTTAGTCCAGCGTTAAAAGATTTAAAAGAAATGTTTCTGGATGGCAAAGTTGTTTTTAACAACAACCCTTTGATGAAGTGGTACATCAACAACGTTCATCTTAAAAAAGACCGCAATGGTAACTGGTTGCCATCTAAACAAGGTCGTTATCGTAAAATTGATGGTTTTGCAGCATTACTTAACACCTACACAGATATTATGAACAAGATAGTAAACGACACTTCAAAATCAGAAATTGAATTTATTAGTATTAAAGATCTAAGAAGTTAAGGGGGTGATGAAAATAGCTGAAAACATTTTTACGAGAATCAAGCAGAAGTTAGTAGGTAACTGGGTAGACAATACGGTTAATAATATGTACGACTTCACGCCTTGGAAAAACAAAAGTTTTTGGGGCATTATCAATAACACATTAGAAACTAATGAAACAATCTTTTCTGCTGTGACTAAACTGTCAAATTCATTGGCAAGTATGCCAATAAAATTGTATGAGAACTTTGAAGTGATTAGTACAGAAGTGTCAGAATTGATTACCGTATCGCCCAACAATTCATTAAATAGTTTTGATTTTATAAATCAAATTGAAACCGTTAGAAATGAAAAAGGAAATGCTTATGTGTTAATTGAACGTGATATTTATTACCAACCCCAAAAATTGTATTTATTAAACCCAGATATTGTTGAGATGGCGATAGAGAATAATTCAAACGAACTTTATTTTGTTGTGCACGCTGCATCAGGAAAACACTTATACGTGCACAATACGGACGTGTTGCATTTCAAACATATTGTTGCTTCGAATATGGTTAAAGGTATAAGTCCAATCGATGTACTTAAAAATACTATGGACTTCGACAGAGCCTTACGATCATTCAATTTAAAAGAGATGGATAAGCCAGATTCGTTTATTTTGACTTATGGAAGTAATGTCGATAAGGAAATGCGGAGTCAAGTTATAAACGACTTTAAAGCTTTCTACCAAGAGAATGGTGGAATACTTTTTCGTGAGCCTGGTGTAGACATTGAACAACTACCTAGAAAATATGTCTCAGAAGATATTGTCGCTTCAGAAAATTTGACTAGGGAACGTGTTGCAAATGTTTTTCAAATACCGTCCATTTTTTTAAATGCGGATACAAAAGCAAGTTTTACTAAAAATGAAGAACTGAATAGGTTCTTTTTACAACATACGTTATTACCTATCATTAAGCAGTATGAAGAAGAATTCAATCGAAAGCTACTAACAGTAAACGATAGGAAAAAGGGACGTTATTTCAAATTCAATGTGAAATCATATCTACGTGCTGATAGTGCAACGCAAGCAGAAGTTTACTTCAAAGCATTGCGCAGTGGTTACTATACGATCAATGAAATTCGTGGGTGGGAAGATTTACCACCTGTTGAAAATGGTGATAAACCATTAATTAGTGGTGACCTATATCCAATTGATATGCCAATAGAAATGCGTAAATCATTGAAAGGTGGTGATAATAATGAAAAGCAATCAGAAGTACTTCCAAATGAACAGGAAAGCTAACAACAAAGGCGAGATTTATATCTACGGTGACATTGTTTCTTATGAGTGGGAAGACAGAGATGTTACGGCTGTTAAATTCAAAGAAGGACTGGATGAGCTAGGTGACGTAAATGAAATTGATGTTCATATTAATTCTGCTGGTGGTAACGTTTTTGAAGGTCATGCTATTTACAACATGTTACGCATGCACAAAGCTAAAGTGAATATTTATATTGATGCCTTAGCTGCATCTATCGCAAGTGTTATCGCAATGAGCGGTGACACTATTTTTATGCACAAAAATAGCTTACTGATGATTCACAACTCATGGATCTACACAATGGGGAACGCCAAAGAACTTAGAGAAACAGCTGATTTATTGGATAAAACCGATAAAACAAGCAATATTGCTTACTTAGATAAAGCTAAAAATTTATCCGAAGATGAGTTGAAAGCTTTGTTAGATGCTGAAACTTGGTTGACGGCAGAAGAAGCTTTAGAAATGGGTTTTATTGATGAGATTTTAGATGCTAACGAAGTTGCTGCAAGTATTTCTAAAAATCAATACAAGTTATTTAAACATGTCCCAAAATCTGTGGAACAAGACGTCGATAAGATTACCAACATTGAAGACTTAAATAAGAAAAACACGGTTGAAACACCTAAAGAAACTATGTCAGAAGAAGAAAAAGAAATTCGTAACAAAATTAAGAAAAACTGTGAAAGTTTAAAAATTATAATGAATTTTTAGGAGGGATGTATAATGCCAACATTATACGAATTAAAACAATCATTAGGTATGATTGGACAACAATTAAAGCAAAAAAATGAAGAATTAAGTCAAAAAGCTACTGATCCAAACGTAGGAATGGATGATATTAAACAACTAGAATCAGAGAAAACAAGTTTACAAGAACGTTATACGATTGTAGAACGTCAAGTTAACGATATTGAAGAGAAACAAAAGTTGAAAGCAGAAAATCAAGATAGTGGAAATGCTTACCAAACTTTAACGAAAGAAGAACAGTTGATTAAAGCGAAAGCCGAGTTCTATCGACATGCTTTGTTACCAAATGAATATTCTAAACCATCAACTGAAGCACAGCGTTTATTGCATGCTTTACCAACTGGTAATGATTCAGGTGGCGACAAATTGTTACCTAAGACTTTATCAAAAGAAATCGTTTCTGAGCCATTTGCTAGAAACCCATTACGTGAAAAAGCACGTTTAACAAACATTAAAGGGCTAGAAATCCCACGTGTTTCATTCACAATTGATGACGATGACTTTATCACTGATGTTGAAACTGCAAAAGAATTAAAGCTAAAAGGAGATACTGTTAAATTTGGTACTAACAAGTTTAAAGTATTCTCTGCTATCTCTGACACGGTTATTCACGGCTCAGATGTAGATTTGGTTAATTGGGTTGAAAATGCATTGCAATCTGGCTTAGCTGCAAAAGAACGTAAAGATGCTTTTGCGACATCTCCTGCTTCTGGTTTAGAGCATATGTCATTCTACAATGCTAAAGTGAAAGAAGTTGAAGGTGCTGATGTTTATGAAGCAATCTTAAATGCATTAGCAGATTTACACGAAGACTATCGTGAGAATGCTTCAATCTATATGCGTTATGCTGATTACTTGAAAATCGTGAAGATTTTATCAAATGGTACAACTAACTTCTTTGATGCACCTGCTGAAAAAGTCTTTGGTAAACCAGTGGTATTTACAGATGCAGCAGAAAAACCAGTTGTTGGCGATTTTAACTACTTTGGTATTAACTATGATGCAACTACTTACGACACTGACAAAGATGTTAAAAAAGGTGAGTACTTGTTCGTGTTAACTGCTTGGTATGATCAACAACGTACATTAGACAGTGCGTTCCGTGTTGCAAAAGTTAATCCCAGCTAATCCCCCTAAAATTGAAGAGGACAACGAAACGATGAACGTTCCTGAAACAACGGACGAAGACGCATTAGACGTTCCTGAAGCATAGGGGGCATTTGTATGGAATTAGAAAGAGTTAAAAATTGGCTGTACCTAGACCATGATTTAGACGATGAGCTAGTTGAAAATTTGATTGCATCGGCAAAATCTGAACTTGAAATGAGTGGCGTGCCACCTTACTCTGAAAACGAGAAGGGGTACGCTCTTTATTGTATAGCTGTTAAATACATTATTTCTCGTGATTTTGAAACACGTGGTTATATTGAAAGTAACTCTTACAATAAACAATTTAACGAAAAAGCTTTGCAAAGTATGATATTAAAGCTGAAACAATGGTAAGGGGGTGTTGTCTTGAAATTTAATGAATTTAAGGATCAAGTTGAATTCTTTAATCAAGAGTCTAGCGGTCCAGAAGCTTTTGATTTAGGCGAATCATCTTTTTATAAAGCGAGATGTTTAGTTTATGCCCCAACAGAGAAAGACTATCGGCTAGGTAACTTAGATTTATCAAATAAAGTTGTAACTATTATTTTGAGACAACCGCCAAAAGTCTTAAATATTCAAACAGCTGATTTTTTAGAGTTGAGAACAGGTATATATAAAGGTGAAAGGTTTAATATAAAGCATGTAAGTATGACATCTGATAACTATCTAAAAATTGTAGGTGAAGTAGAATGGCATCAAGAATGAAAATAAGTGGTGAACAAACTGGTATTTTCTTTAATGAAAGAGAAGTCTATAAGGAACTCGAAAAAAGAATTGGCATCAATAGAATACGTAAAATTTATGACTTAGCTTTAGAAGAAGCAGGCAAAATTATTTATGATGCCGTCAAACAAAATATCCGCCATTTCAGAAACACTGGTGCTGAATATGACGAAGTTAAACTGTCAAAGCCTTCATGGGTAGATGGGACGAGATCAATTTATGTATACTGGGAAGGGCCAAAAGATCGTTATAGAATAGTTCATTTAAACGAAAAAGGTTATCATGCTGTAAATGGTAAGTTTATTCGTCCGAAAGGTTTAGGTGCTATTGAAAGAGCATTACGCTCTGCTAAAGAGAGTTACTATAAAAAAATTCAACAAGAAATGGAAAAACACATATGATTGATATTTTAACGCATGTGTACAATTTATTAACGGCTGACGAAAGATTCTCTCAAAAGATCAATTCAGCAAACATAAAGTTTAATAGGACTCCCGATGCTCAAAATATTCAACAACCCACAATTGTTATTGATGACTATGATGATCCACTTCCAGAAAGTCATTCAGATGGTGATAGAATCGCTTATAATTATGCTTTTCAAATCGACGTATATGTTAATGTTTCTAAAAAATACAATGCAAGACTGTTAAGAAATGAAATTTCAGCTTTAATTAGCGAAATACTATGGAATAAAGACAAAATAAAATTAGTTAGTAACTTAGGTAATGACTTTAATCCACAATTCAGCCTATATCGTTCTACGAAACGGTATGAGGCTATTTTTTATGACCAAAATTATTAGGAGGAATTTAAATGGTAAAATATGCTAAAACACCAAAAGCTTATATTAATATCAAAGATTTAGGATTTGCTTTATTAAAACAAGATGAACCAGATGGCACAATTAAATACGAAAAAATCACACAAACACGTGGTTTACAAGAAATTTCAGTAGAAACTGGTGGAGAAATTCAAAATGCTTATGCAGACGGATCTATTATTGAATCTGGTAATACAGATGGTGAAGGCAAAATCTCAATGACAATGCATGCGTTTCCTAAAGAAATTCGTGAGCTAATCTTTAATGAAATTTATGACGAAAAAGGTATTTATGACGAGAAACAAGGTAAGCAAAACAACTATGTTGCTGTTTGGTTCAAACGTGAACGTCGAGACGGTACTTTTCAACGTGTTGGTTTAACAAAAGTTATGTTCTCTGATCCAGAAATTGAAGGTAAATCAGCAGAAGAAAACTGGGACTTCAGTTCAGAAGAGACTGAAGGCGTTGCAATGCACCGTATTGCCGATGGTAAACGTAAAGTTATGTTTGATTCAGCATTAGATGGGGCTGATGAGACTGAATTCTTTAAGCGTTTATTAGGTAACGAAAATGGATTAGATCAAGTTGATACAGTATCAGAAGTTTCAAGTGAAGGTTAATAATTAGAGATTCAGGCGACTTTAATCGGTCGCCTATTTTTGTATACAAAAATAACATTCGGCCGTAAGGAGTGATCACATGGCAAAATTTAAAGTTTTAAAAACAAATAGGGATAAAGCGACTCGAGAGCTTTTTAAAAAAGATGAAACAATCACAAAATCAGTCAAATACATTAATGAACATGAACGAAAACTTAAAGAAGCGGGTTATGAACTGCCGTTTTTTGAGAGATTAGATAAAAAAGGAGAGTAATTTAAATGACTAGTAAATTAAAACGTAATTACATTCAATTGGTAGAAAATCCTAATGCGGAAGAAATCAAATTAGAAACTTTCTTAACACCACATTTTATTCCTTTAGATGTTTTGTATGGTGCTATTGACGTTATGTCAGAACTTGAACAAGTTGAAACAGGAGAAAAAGAAATGTCTTTTAAAGAACAGTTAGACAAACTGATTGATGTAGTTGTAAAGATTTATGGTAAGCAACTAACTAAAAAAGACATCAAAACACGATTACATGCACCTGACGCTTTAGACACATTACGCAAGCAGGTTGAATTTATTGCAAATGGCCAACAAGACGAAGAAACAAAAAAGTTTATTCAGAGCATCAGCTAAAGCAGATTAAACAAGAAGATTTAACATATCAAGGTATGTTGAAAAACTTAGATATTGTTGTAAGAGATTTAATTAAGGAAGGCAAAGACGTAAACGACGTCTTAAAAATGCCGTTTTATTATGTGCTACAAATCCTCAATGAACGATACACAAACAAAGTCATTTCTGATGATAAAGCTGATGCAATATTAAGTGCACTTTAAGGAGCGTATCGCTCCTTTATTTTTATGTGAAAGGAGGTTGCTATTAAATGGCTAATAATATTCGTGGTTTTTCTATCTTAATGGATATGCAAGACGTTGGTGTGGAAAGAACATTAAATCAAATTAAATCTCAATTCAGAACTTTAAGCACGGAAATGAGACGATCATCTAATGACTTTAAACACACAGAAAAATCTATGGTTAGTCTTAAACAACGATCTAAAGAACTAACTAAAGGTATTCAGGTTGCTGAAAACTCTATGGAGAATATAGCTGCACAGTTAAATAGAATGTCTAAAGAAGAACAAAGAACAAGCGTCCATGCTGAAAAGTTGCGTACAGAATACAGTAAACAACATAGAGCATTAAACATGTATAAGCGCCAACTGACAGAAACTGATAAAGAGATGCGTAGATTCAGTGGTAGTACAAAATACACAGTCTTTTCATTAGACAAGATAAACGATGTATTGGGAACAGTACGCAGGCAATTAAACATTGCTAATATGACTTTTGAAAAAGGCGAAAAGTCTACAAAAAGTTATAACAACTATTTAAAGCAATTAGATATTGTTATGGATAAGCACAAGCGAACGATTCAAAGTTTAGAAGCCAGATATAAGATGGTTTCTAAACAACAAGGTGCTAATTCTAAAAGTGCATTGGAATTAAAAGAGAAGATACTTCAAGAAAAACAATCATTAAGTGTGTTAGAGAATCAATATAAACAGACAACAGCCGAGTCAAAACGTTTTGCTATGGAACAAAGTACAATGACTAAATCCATGAATCAAATCAGAGAACAGATAAAGTCTGTCACAAATGCATTAAAAATTAGTGCTTCTAATTTTAAAATGAGCGGACAAACTGCAGAGGCTTATAAAGCTCGTATTTCTGAACTGAATAATGGTATGAAGCAACAACAGTTGATTGTGCAAAATTTAAGCAGACAATATGAGTATGCTAAAAATCAATATGGTTCGACTAGTAGAGAAGCCCAAGAGTTAAACTTAAAACTAACTGAAGAACGTGTGAAGTTAAAAAGTTTAAGTGGGCAATTAAAAGAGACTACTCACGAACATAATCGATTGCAAATGGAACAAAAACAAGGCATTTCAACAATGTCTGAAATACGCGCTAAAATGCAAAGTTTTAACGATGTATTATCACTTTCCCGTAGCAACTTATCACGTGCAGGAGAAAGTGTGAGAGCATACAAATCGCATTTATCAACATTAAATAGTGGTATGACACAACAAAAAACTGTGTTGCATGAATTAAAAACACAGTATGATTTCGTTGCGAGAGCGCAAGGCAAAAATAGTCAAGAAGCACGTGAACTTGCTAGTGCTATCTCACAACAAAAAATCAAGATGAACGAGCTTGAGTCTGAAATCAAACAGACAAGCGCAGAATATAAAAGACTTACAGTTGAACAACAAAGAGCACAAAGACTAAGCGTTACTGCATTTGGTCGTGGTATTCAATCAGTTAATAAATACAATGATTCTATCCGTAACGCTACTAGCACAATGCACGCAATGGGTTCTGGAGCATTTATATACATGACATTACCTGTTGTTGCTGCAATGGGTGGAGCAATCAAATCGTCTATTGAGTGGGAACAAGCATTAGCTGGCGTAGCAAAAACTACGAATCTATCAGGCAAAGAATTGAATAAGATGGGGCAAGAAATTACTGACATGAGTAATACATTGCCATTTGCTGCATCTGAAGTAGCTGGAGTCGCTGAAGCAGCAGGACAACTTGGAGTAAAGAAAAAGGATATCACAGCATTCACTAAGACAATGCTTGATTTAGGTGTAGCAACCAATCTGACATCAGAAGAAGCAGCAACAGAATTTGCAAGGTTTGCTAATGCTGCAAAAATGCCTATTAAAGATGTAGATCGATTAGGTAGTGCGGTAACTGCACTTGGTAACTCTACTGCAACAACAGAAAAAGAAATTGTGGAAATGGCTCAACGGTTGGCAGGTGCAGGGCACCAAGCAGGTTTCAGTGCTGATCAAATTGTTAGTATTACAGCTGCAATGTCATCTTTAGGTATTGAATCTGAATCCGGCGGTTCAGCAATGACTCAAATTTTTAATAAGATGACAAGGGCTGTGACGGATGGTGGCGAAGTATTAGAAAGTTTTGCTCGAACTTCTGGTGTGAGTGCCGAGCAATTTGCTCAAACATGGGAAAATAACCCTTCTAAAGCGTTGTCAATGTTCATCAAAGGTTTGTCAAACACTGAAGGTGGCGCTAAAGGCGTATTAAAAGCACTTGATGAAGTAGGCATTAAAGGAATCCGTGAAGCAGATGTAATTCGTCGTTTAGCTAATAACCATAAAGTTTTGGATGAAGCTTTAAAAACTGGTGCAGACGGTTGGAAAAAGAATACAGCTTTAACTGATGAAGCATCGGTGCGTTATGAAACGATGGGTTCTAAGTTAAAAATCTTGAAAAATACATTTGTTAACTTCTTAAGAACAATCGGAGATGCTTTTGCACCAGTTATCACTAAACTAGCAGATGCTTTTACAGCCTTATTTACACACCTTCAAAGTACAAGTAGCGCTACAAAAATTGCTATCACTGTATTTGCATTAATGACTGCTGCTATTCCACCATTACTCATTGGTGCAGGTCTATTAGGCGGGGCTATTACAAACATAGCAGGTGCAGTCAAAGTGTTGAATGGTACAAAAGGTGGTGCTGCATTCTTTGAATTATTCAATGGTGGTATTAAATCAGCGCTTCCAAAGATAGGACAGATGATTACCAAAATACCATTAATAGGTGGTGCAATGGGTAGTTTAGCAGGTCCTATTGGTATTGCTATCGCAGCTATCGTAGCAATTGGTACTGCATTTGTCATTGCCTACAAAAAATCAGAAACATTTAGAAATATTGTACATGCTATTATTGATCCAGTAGTTGCAGCGTTTAAAAACTTATGGAATGTTGCAAAGCTAGTATTTAATGCACTGAAAAGTTTATTCTCAGGTAATACATTACCAGCAGTTGATATCTTATCTAAATTTTTACCTAAAGAAACGGCTGTAAAGATAATTTCAGTATTTATGCAAATGAGAGACACCGTTATAAACGCTTTTAGAGAAGTTGGTCGTTTTGGAACTGAAATAGGTAAGAAATTAGCCTTATTCTGGAAAGAGAATGGAAAAGATATACTTGCAGCACTTGATAATATAAAAAATGCAATTATTTTTGTATTTAATGGTATTAAAGGCTTTTTATGGCCAATCATACAAGGTCTTGGCAGATTATTCAAAACTATTTTTATGGGTGTGATTGTGCCCGCAGTAAAAATTGGTATGAAGGCTATTTGGTCTGTTATGAAGTTTTTATGGCCACTCATTAAAACATTAATTGTGGATACTTGGAATAACATTAAAGGCATTATCAAAGGCGCTTTAGATGTCATTCTTGGAATTGTAAAAATCTTTAGCGGAATTTTTACAGGAAACTGGCAATTAATTTGGTCGGGAATTAAACAAGTTGCGAGTGGCGCATTAAAGTTTTTATGGAATCTCATTCAACTTTGGTTGATTGGTAAAATCTTAAAAGTTGCAAAATTCTTTGGTGCATTATTAATTGGAGCAATAAAAAATGCATTTAATACGATAAGAAACGTAATCAATACTGTACTAAAATTTGTTTGGAATATTATTAAAACAATATTCAGTCGAATTCTGTCATTTTCAAAGTCAATTTTTAATGGACTTTCAAAATTTATACGTTATATATTTGTGAGTATTAGAAATAGTGTAACTGGAACTGTAAAATCATTATGGTACAACATAAAGAAAGTC